TTCACCGTGATGATGACCTTCTTCGTGAACGATTTCTAAGTCTTTAGTCGGAACTCTTTTTTCAATTCCGTGATGAAACCAAACATCATACCATTCTATCATACCTTTTTTATCTGGGTCAGCGTGCATTGTGTGTATTGTATTACCTTTACCCCATTTTTCGTGTACAACATTTTTTGCACACATATGCCATTGGTTAGCTGGGTTAGGTGAATCCTCTAGTTTCTTTTCTTCTAGAGTTTCTTTTTTAGGTTCAACAGATTCTTTTACTGCATCACCCCATACTTTTTTTAGAGCATCTCTCATTGAATCAACTCTAAAATATGCGTTTTCATTTTTAGACATTTTTAACTCCTTAATAGTTTCTTCAACATCTTTTACTGGGTATTCTTTTTTACCAATCATCATTGATTTATCACCATTTTTTCTTGCTTGTGCAAGTTTCATAGTAAATGCATTACCTTCTTTTTCAATCGCTTTAGTGATTGCCTTTCTTCTTTTGTGAAGAAATTTATCTGTTGAATCTACATCTCCATCATTATCAATATCTTTATCTTTTCTGTCGTCAAACTTTTTCTTTACAGCGTCTTTATTTACTGGGTCTAATTTTTTCTCGTAAACAGATAACACGGCATTTTCCAAAGTTCCATTTTTTGTATCAAAATACTTTGTCATTAATTTTCTCCTTGTCTCTCACGACTAGCATCAGTAACATCTTTAATTTTTGCTCTCTGCATAATTCTGTCGTGTTTATCTTTCATTCTCTCTTTTTCTCTATCAATTAGTTCTTTAGCGGCATCAGTAGCTTCACCTTCCATCATACCAATATGTGCTTGAACTCTTTTGGATTGACCTAAATGCATTTTAGATGCAGTTCTTAATTCATCACAAATAGTATCTAGTGTTTCATTTTTTAAATCTAATCTATCAATACGAACTGCTTGACTTAAATGTTTTTTAGATGCACCTTTAAGTTCTGCAACAACTTTTTTCATATCCTCTAAATCACCCTCTTTTTCCATAATAACACTTTCTTCAATAGGGTTCAGAATATAATCTCTCATTTTATTCATACTGTTTGATGCAACTGCAAGTTTATTAGTCCACCAAGTTGGTAGTGAACCTTCCTTATCCATAGAGTTTAGTTTACTCATAATCTCATTTGCATCTTCAATAACTGTTTTACATTTTCTAATCATAGATGAAACATCACTATGTCCATCTTCATTAAGTTCTTCTTTTAGTGCCTTCTCTGTTTTCTTTGCAACATCTTGTCCAAACTTCTTTGCAAGTGCAGACATAAGTTGTTTGTCAAACTTTTTTACAGCAGGAGAAGATTTATCACCTTTCTTTTCCAATTCACGATAATATTTAAATAGTGAAGGTGATTTGATTTCTATTTTATTTGCAATTTCTATTCTTGCTTTTAAATCATTTTTCTTTTGTGCAAGTTGTTTTGCTCTTACAACAAGAGCATCTTGTGTTGATAACTCACGCAATTCAAAAGATTCTTTTTTTGCCATCTTTGTTGCGACTGCCATTTTAACTTGCATACCTTTTTCTTTACCATATCTTTTTTCAAAATCTTTTAAAGGTAAATCTTTTGCAATCTCTTCTCTGCGTTTCAATTCAGTTGGAGTCAGTGTTCTTTCCCTAACTTGTTGATACATTTCTGTCATTGTTTTTCTATATGTTGTCATAACTTTTCCTAATTATCAACCTTTGCACCTTTTCTCCACTGAAAACAACTCCAGTATCGTGCTTTTGTTTTAGGGCCTGGATTATCACAATTATGTCTTGCTCTAAAACTTTTTAATCTGTTAGGGTCGTCCCTCTTAATCTCCATATTTGGGTCTCCGAAAGTCACTTTAACTACATTACCTTTTTCATTTTTCACATAAACACCAAACTTTTTTTTACTTCCACTAGGTAGTCTAAATGGGTCATTTAACTTAACTTTACGACCTTGATATTCAGATTCTACTATCTCTAGTTTCTCTATATATTTATCTTTTAAATCATCTTTAGAAATCTTTGACCTCATACGATTATAGGTTTCTTGGAGTTTTTCTTCCCACTCATCTTTGTATCTTTCTTGATACTCTTTTCTAGTAGACGGTCTTTCAAACCACTCTTGTATATTGGATTCACTCGCAACCTTTGACTTGACTGACTGTTCATAGTCCTGGCCTGGTGTAACATCAAATGTATGTCTAGCATAAGGTTCTCCTATTTCGTATGCTTCTTTTTTCTTTTTCTTTTTAGACGCTCTTGCTTGTTTTTGTAAATCTGGGTCTGCCTTACCACCAGTTAACATTGAGTTCACTCTCGCAAATGCCCATTGTTGTGGTGTAGTGCCTGGTCTGTGTCCAGTTCTCCAAGCTGCAAGTCCTCTATCATAACTCTTCTTTAGAATACCATAAGGAACACCAGTTTGTTGTGATTTCTTAACAAGACCAGCAATCTTCTCAGTAAGATTTACAGATTCATCTATTTCAAAATCAACTTTGGCTGCAAGGTTAGATGGCAGTTTACCTTTTTTTATCAAACCATTTATATAATATGCGATATCTCTTGCCTCTATACCTTTCATCATTTGTCCTAATGCACTAGCAGGATTTCTATGTCCTTGTTTATGCATTTGTATATACATTTTAAGTATCTTATCGTAACCTTTAGGGTGAGTCATTTGATGTATCTTATCATATATTTTTCTATAATAAGGCATCTCTTTAATAGTTTCTTCACCTTTTGCTCTTTTTAATTGTGCTGGTGTGGGTGCTCCCTTTTCGCCAGGTTTTCTCATCTTTTCACCAGAACCCCTTTTTATTCTTTCTCTTTTCTTATGAATATTTGCCCAAAGACTTTCATCTATTTCAAGTTGTTCTTTTAATGCTTTTAACAAATCTTTATATGACTTTGAAATTTTACTTTGAAACTTTTCTTTGTCTGCTGGTTTTTTCATAGAATCATATTTTGATTGAACTGCTTGTGCAATCTTAGATGAAACTTTTACTTTCTTCTTGTCCATAAATTGAACTGGAAAATTACCTCTTAGTGATACAGACTTTCTTAGTTGCATCATAATATTTTTATCTGCAGCTGCGATATCATCATCTGTTGCAGAAGTATCAATATCTGCTGGGTCTATTCTTCTTTCTGTTACTTCACCATACATTTGTTTAAACTTTTTAGTGTACTGTGATGGTTTAGTTTTCTTACCTTTATCACCAGGCGCTGGTTTGTATGCGTTTGGGTTATCATCGTCCATTTTCGCTCCCTTTGTAAAATGGGCATCTCTAGCCTTTTTAGTAGATACAGACATTCCTTTTTTATCACCTACACCTTTTGCATAATACTTTGCTGGTTCAGAGCCTGGACTGTCTTTTATATCTGGGTCTTGTTTTGTTTTTGTTATTTTTTTTGCTTCTTTAATTGAATGAAGAAATGCTTTATGTACATTTTCACCATCTGTGTATTGTACATAGTTTGTACCTCTTCTAATTATCTCACCACTAGTTCCATCATTTATATTTTCTACCAAATCTCCGATTTGATAGATTGCACCTCTGACATATAAATCTCTTTCAATTTCTTCATCAGAGTATTTTGAATTCTCTTTTAAGTTCATACCTTTCCTCACATCCTTGAATAATTGATTACCATTTTTAAAACCTCGTGGTAATCCTTTTTGAAATGTATCATAATCATTATTAGTTGCGGCTGCTCTCATCTTAGATGCACTCATTCCAGTAACACCTTCTGCATCTGGGTCTCTTTCGCCTGCACTAAAAATTTGTATAGTATCAAAATCATAAAAACCGTGTCTTTTTTCTTGACCATTATATGTTGTCAATAGTTTTTTAAACTCTGCAACTCTATCTGAACCTACTACCATATTCAATTCTTTATAACCTTGTTGGTGAAAGTAAACTGCAATATCTAAAACTGTTTTTAATTTGTTATTTGCGATTATGTTTCTTTTATGTTTTGGAAACATATCTCTCATATATGCAACTTTCTTTGCAAGTGGTAAAGGGTCTTTCTTATTGTTCTGAGAATGTGATGGGAATATATAATAGTCATCACCACCAGCAATCTTCTTGACTTTCTCTATTAGTTTTTCGTGACCAGTTGTTGGTGGATTGAATCTACCAAATGTAAATACAACTGATTCAGTTCCTTCTAATAAGTTTCTAAGTTTCATCTGATACCTCTACTATTGGTTCACTTGTTTTAGAATCAATGTAATCACCTTTTGATGATTTCATATATTTTCTTGTACTAACTTCTTTTACTAACATACCATCCTTTATAGTGTAAGTAATATATTTTGCAACAATTACACCTTCTTTACTTCTTTCAATATGTTCTTTCATAGGCCCTTCTTCTATCATTATTTTGCTCTCATTTTTGCAATTCTCTCTCTATCTGCAATTCTTACTTTTCTTTCTTGTTTCTTCGCAATCTTATTAATCTTCTTTTTAATGTTTGGTTTAGATAAGAAGTTTTGAGTTATCTGTGCTTTCCTCTGCATTGGTAAACTTCTATATGGAAGTTTGTATATCTTTTGCACTAATAAATCAATCGCTTTCTTTCTTGCAATTCTTTTTATTGCTTCTGGTTTTTTATATCTTTTTAATGCTCTCATTCTTTTCTTTACAAACATTGCAGATTTTGCTCTTAACTTTCTTCCTGCCTTTCTTGCTCTTTGTATAAACTTAGAAATCGCAGTAACTTCGTCAAGATTTTCACTATCCATAATCTCAACTATCTCTTGGTCTATGGAATACATATCTCTTACATCATCATCTAAATCCATAACAAACTTTTTTAACTCTGTAAATGTTTTCATTTGTTCATTTCCTTTGTTTTCTTTTTCATCTTCTCTATATAAGCACGATAGATTGCAGCTTCTTTTGTTTTACCAGCAACTTTTGCTCTTTGTTCCATTGCAATCGCAGCTTGTATTTTGTGTGCGTGTTTTCTATTACTATTATTTATTTTCTTTACACTTGCCCTTGCAGTCTTTTCATCTTTAAATCCTAGTCCGTGTATTGTACCTTTAGGATTCTCATCTGTATATAAATCAGAATGTTTATCAGACCCTGCTGGTTGACCTTTTTTTCTAGGTATTCTTGGTGCTTCTATAAATTGTTTAAATGTTTTCATTAGAACTTTATATCCTTTTTAAAACTTACATCTGGTTCTGCACCTAGAAACTTCATCAAACTATTTACACCCTTAGATATAAATGATTTAACTTTGTTTATGACACCACTAAATAAAGATTTGACTTTCTTTTTTATAGTATCAATAATACTCTCTGAAATATCTTCTTGTTTATCACTTGTCATACTATTGACAATCAAAGATACAACTGACCAAAAATTATATTCACCAGTCTTTTCACCTTTTACTTTCCTAGAAGATGTTTTAAATCTTGCTTGTAATCTCATTGCATTTGCAATCTTTTGACAATATGCATCATCATCAACACTATGAATCTCAACTTTAGTACCAGTATTATTTGCAACAACCATAAACTCAGCTGCACTTTTACTATTACGACCATACTTTTCATATCCAGACATTGCTTCTCTTGCAAATGCGATTTTAAATTTATCTGACTCTTCAAATAAAGTTCCTAACTCTCTCATACAATCTTTGTGTGCCTTTTCTGCTGAGTTAACAACTGGGTTATCACCTTTTTTTATTATTGGTCTTAATTGACTAGGTGCAAGTGTACTCGTAACAAATGATTCAAAAACATCATTAACTTTTTTAAATTGTTCTGATTTTGATAACTCTGGTGTAGATTTTAATGCACCATAAAATGTTGCAGTAGACTCTGCTTTACCACCAGACATTAATTGTGCTAATCCAATTTTCAAAGATATTCTTTTATCACCTATTAATATATCAGTTTTAGGTGTAGTATCTGTTGCACCATATGATTTCCAAAAAGGTGTCAACTTAGATTTTGCACGACCATATTGTTCTGCTTTCGCATTTTTATTTCCAAACTTCTTTGCGATTGCATTTGCGATTAACTCGCCAGTTTGTATTGCAGATTTATTGTTTTGTAACATATCATATACTTTTGAACTTATGCCTGAAGATGATACATCTAATTTCTTTTTGTTATTATTGTGCCAACCAATAACTATAGCTGCCTCATAATCTTCTGCTTTTAGTTTTTGTTCTTGTAACATAAATTGTTTAAATCTTAACATCACTTATCCCAATTCTTTATTGCAGTAAAGTTATTAAAACTAAACTCCATTCTATCAACAAGTTTTACGGCCTTGCCATCATTATTAATTGCAACATAACCTTCTGGATTTGTAACCTTAAATCCATTTTTCGTTTTTATAAAGGTGTCCGTTAGTTGTTTAACTGAATTCAACTTTTTAACAATTAACATCTTTGCGGCCACAAGGGCTTGTTGAAAAGAAATGACACTTTCTATATTTCTGATATGTTTCTTAAACTCTCTCAGATACTCGTTCTTATTTCTTTCAATCTTTTCTTTTGCTCCGAGTGTCTTTACTTTGTCCTTATTCTTATCAAAATGATTTGCAATATGGTCAAGATATCCTTGAGCGTGTTGTCTTACATTTTTGATAGTTTGTCCTTCTCTTACTTTTAAATTATTATATGTTTTTAGAGAAGCACCAGACAAATTCCCTACCATTGAATTTTGAAGTCTAATAAACTTCTCTAACAATGATGAATTTATTCGTCTAAAAATCTTACCTACTGTTGATAAGTATGATGTTACTTCTTCTGTTTCTGATTTGGTAAATGTTGCCTTACCAGAAACATCTTTAAATGAAGCATTATCCATCCATACACTATCTATCTTTTTTAATCCTTTTATATCCACACCGAACTTTGCTGACATTGATGGTAAAGAATCACCTTCATAGGTGGTGTGCCATACGACTCCAATTTTTGCTTTAGAGATTTGTCTACTAAGTTCACCACCCATAGGTGTAGCATACACGATAGTATTAGGCTGAAAAGAAATAAAGGTTTTATCATCAATTTTCTCCGTTTTTAAATCCTTCTGGGTGAACATCAAATCACCTTGAATTACATTTTTTATTCCTAGTTTTTTAAATTCTTTGAGTGCGATTGCAAACTTATCTTTTAAATCACCAGAAACATCTATTTCTGATTCTTCTTTATACAACTTTGGATTTACATTGAATACTGATTTCTTTGCGACAAAGAACTTGCCGTCTGAAGGGTCAACGCCTGCAAATATAGCAGGAGCTCCGTCCCACTTAACAGTCATATTAACTGAACCTTTTGATGACCCAGATAACATATCTCTTAGTGATTGTAGGAAATTAATCGCACCTCTACCCCCACCAACACCGAAGTTAAGTATCTCATCTTCTAGGTGTTCAAGGTGTAGATTTTTGCCTTGTTTATCTTCTAATAAGAATTCTTTAAATGTTAACATAGTTCAATTTTTCCATAGTTGTATATACTATATTTATAAATTGAACATTTGTCAAGTCCCTAAAACATTCCACTTCTTGCGTTTAGATTACCAGCAACCATAACTCTTTCGTGGTCATTTTCTTGTGGTAATACCTTATGTTTTACCCAGCCTGGAAATATTACTAACAAACCATTTACTGGTTGTACTTTATAATCTGTGTTTGTAAATACTAGTGGAGAACATTGACTTGTAACATTTACATAGTATGTCCAAGACCATATTGCAGGCCAATGGTCGTGTGATATAGTATAATCACCTTTTTTATATACTGCACCCCAAACATCATAACAATCTGGTATAAATTGTACTGGTGATATTTCTAGTGAAATTTCTCTAACCCAGTTTACTAGTTCTTGAAAATGTTCACCACCAGCTTCCAGTTGCATATTCCATTCTGTCATTTGTGCTTTTACATTTGACTTGTGATTTATTCTATCACCTTGTTGTCTAATATATTTTTCTAATAAAGGGTTTAAGTCTCTCCATTTGTCATATGTTTTGAGAACAACTGGATATCTTTCTTTAAATAATACTTGACTACCATCTTTACCCCATATTGGTGGGTGGTCTTTTACTGGGTCATCTTTCATTTTTTTTCCTTTAAGAATTTAGGTAAAGGGTCTCTACCAAATGGTCTTATAGTCATTAAATTTGAAACCATTTCTTCAGCGTCTTCCTTGAATTTGAATACTTGGACAACATCATTTGTTGGTAGTTCAATAACAACATAGACAGCTTCTTTATTTCTCCATTCAACATCATAATAGTATTTTACCTTATACTTTTTATATCTTGAGGTCGGAAAACTTTTCATAAGATTTTTCTCCTAATCTTTTTCCAACACCAGTATTGTCAAAGACTGGTTCATCTTGTCCAGAGTCCAACACATCTTTTTGTGCGACTTGTTCAACATCGTATAACCTCATCTTTGCTCTATCTATTCCTAATATGAATCTTTTATTCATTGTGGGGTCATTATATCTATTCTTTAACTGTTTAATCATTATCTGATTTAAATCCTCTAGTTCTTCAGTAGATATTAATGCAAACATCAAATCAGCAGTTGCAGGCAAACCAAAACTTTCTGATGTATCTTCTAGTCCTACATCTGTTGAAGTATATGCACTTCTTGTTGTTTGAGTTGCAGATACTATTGGAACATTAGATTCAACTGCAAAACCTCTAAGTTCTTCTGCAATCGCCTTAATATAAAAATATGAACCTACACTTGCATTACCTTTAAATCTAGTTGATGAACATATATTTAGATAGTCTATAAAAATAATGTCTGGTTTAAATGATTTCTTGAGTGCAAGTTCTTTTACTAAACTTTTAAAATGACCACTATGTGCAGATGCAGTTGGATATTCTTTGATTACTAATTTACCAACTGTTTTCTTTGATATACTATTAATCTTATCATCAAACATTTTCTTTGGTAGTTCGTGTAAATCATCAATAGATAGATTCATTAAGTTTGCATCTATTCTTTCTGCAATCTTTTCTTCTGCCATCTCTAATGTAATGTATAAAACATTTTTGCCTTGCATTAAAGTTGATGCAGCCATATGACACATAAACAATGATTTACCTACACCAGTACCAGCGAGTGCAATATTTAATGTTTTGTTTGGCAAACCACCTTTAGTAATTTTATTAAAGTATTCTAAATCAAACGGTATTCTATCTTCTTTTTTATGATAGTATTCAAATCGTTTTTCTGACTCATCAATATAATCGTGTCCAATATGATTATCAAAAGATACTGCAAGTGCATCTGATAGTATACTAGGAATAGATTCTGGTGTGTTGTTCTTATCTTTATCTTCTATTATTTTTATACTATCAACAACTGCATTATATACAGCTTTATCTTTACAGAATTGTTCAACTGTTTTTAGTAACCAATCATAATCAACCTCTGATTTATCAAGTGATTTTAAAAGTTCTAATGCACCACTATTTTCAGTTTCTGATAAATCTCTTCTGTTTTGAATCTCTATTTCTAAAACAGTTTGAGTTGGAGGTTTAGAATATTTCTCTACAAAGTCATTTATTTCTTCAAAGACAATCTGTTGACTTCTATCTTTGAAATATTCTTTTTTTAGAAACGGTGTTACCTTACGATTGAACTCTTCATTGTTCAATAACTGACTTAGTGTCGTTACTTCTATCGTCTGATTTTGTACCACTAATAACCCCCTCTGAATAATGTTTGTCTACTATATCACAAAGTATATCACCTAGAAGATTTTTGAAATCTATATTCAAATGTTCCTCTTTCAATCCGTTGTAATCCACAACTGTATATTGAAATTTAAGAACTGCTTCTAAGCCTGGGTTTTGTGGGTCTTGTACTGATGCAATCTTTCCAAACTTAAATACAATACCATCATATCTACCACCTTTAATACCAATGCAATCTTGTTGTGTCTTTGATTTGTTTTCTAAAAAAACATAATCATCTGCGATGTTACCTAAATATCTTTTTGAGGTATCATTCGCTTTCTTCAATGCTTTCTGTTCCACCATATCTAAATTCCTTCTTCGCACATTCTTCTAAGATATCCATAACATCTTTAGTGAAATATTTTTTTGGGTCGTTCAGTATAGTTTTACCATATTGTTTTGAACCATCTGGTAACTCATACCTTGTTGCAACTTTTTTAAATACTTTATACTTTTCTGCAAGTTCAAGTAATCCATAATATCTATCAAGTCCTTTATTGTATGTTAGTCTAACATCAACCATTTTATTTTCTACTGTAAGTCTTGATTTAAAGTTTTTACAATGTATAATATTACCTACAACTTCTGTTCCTTCTTTTTCTTTTCTTTTAGAAAGATATACAATAGAAGAAGCTGCATATTTTAATCCAGAACCACCACCCATTTCTTTTGTTGGAAACATAGAACCAACAACATCATATGTGTGATTCGTTACAACCATAGGTACTTTTGCTTTACCAAGTTTCAAAGTCAATACTCTAAATGCAGCTTTAAGAACTTGAGCACGAGTCATATCTCTCGTTTCTTTTCCCTCAGCAGTATCTTCAACTTCTTTAGTTGTTGATAACATACCAAGTGAATCTAATGCAAGAAACAATGGTCTACGAATAGATGCATCTTGATTAATATAACTATCTAAAACTTTTAGTGATTGAGTTCTAAATTCTTGCACTGTTGTTACTGGAAGTATAACCATTCTTGATGGGTCAATACCTCTGTCAATAATCATTCGTTTAGTAATCGCACTTTCACTTTCAAAGTATATTACACCACCCTCTGGATTTTTATCCAGAAAGTTTTTACACATACCCATAAGAAAAAATGTTTTACCAGTTGCACTTTCACCAGCGATTGCAGTAATCTTGTTTGCTGGTAGTCCACCATTTATTGAACCAGATAGTAATGCATTTAAAGCATACGAACCAGTATCAATAAACTCTTCAACATCACCAGCTTCAACTCCGTCTGAAACTAATGATGCATATTCGTTACCAGTTGTTTTGATAACTTCTTTTAAAAAATCAGGCATTCAAATCTCCTTTCAGGTAAGATAACACATTTATCTTATAATGTCAATATCTGATTTATTATTCCAAACTTCTAATTCACTACGAAGTCTATCATCTTTTTTTAAACTTTCAAATCTTTTTTGTGATTTAATCTTCCACCAACTTACTACATCGTTAAATGAATACCTATCGTAATTATCTTTCTTTTTTAATACATCAGTTTCTAAATTTAAATACTCTTTCACATTTTCATAACCGTAATCAGAAAAATATGTTCTCTTTTTTTCTGTCAATTCTTTTGCATCTTGAAAAATCTTACAAAACTTATCGTAGTTTAATTTATCATTTTTTAAAGAACTTTTAATAATAGATATCATTTTAGTTTGTGTTTTTAATTTTCTAGAACTCGCAGTATCGTGAACAAGTGGTTCACCATTATTCTTTTTCTTAAACCAATCATTTAACTTTAAAAAGTTATCATCATTTATAAGTGGTGCAAAGTCTGAATCTGTATTACCTTTATATCTTAGAAATGGTTTCATACCGTCATACTGTGATGATGATTTAGAAGAACCATATAATGATGTAGTTTCAAACATACAAAACTCAGTGTTATATTTACTTTTTAATATTTCAGTTGTTAAATGTGAACAACATATACTTGCTAATAATTTACCACCAAGATAATTATATCCAAACGGCTGTGTAGGTACAATAACAAAACCCATAATAACAGAATCATTAAATCTTTTCATTACATCTTTATTTAATGTATCTAAAGGTTTTCCTAGAAATACATTTCTAGGTTTTGAATTAATTGTCGGTGAACCCAAACGAATAAATCCAACAATCTTTCTTGTATTCTTTTCATATACAATCCACCTAACACATTTGCCTGGTATTGATGACTCATTGGCGTGAGATGAAGTTATTTCTAAATAACGACTGAAAAGTAAACTATCAACTTCTCTACACTCAAAGTCCATATCTTTAGGACTCATAGAAAAATCACAGAACATATCATCTTCTAAACCCATACCAGGCAAAGAAACTGGATAGTTACTCATTCTTTCAAGTTTAATTTTTCTAAGATAATCATCAATTCTATTCATATTAGAAAAGTAATCAACGAAAACATCAGCTGCGTATAGGGCGTCTTCTTTATTTAATATCACTAAAAGAAATCCTCAAGTGTACCTTGTGTTCCATAGGTACGGTCTATGTTCCATTTTATAGTATTTAAAATTAATGTCAAGGGGTCAATAAAAACTTTTTCAAACTGTATATCATAATCAACAAAGTTGTGTATGTCAAACTCTTTAGGAAGTTTAGTAATGTATGTGATTACATTTGAAGTAAAAGGATTAGGTTGTTTTAAATAAACAAACTTAATCTTATCTCCCTCTTGTATCAAAGGATATTTGTTCATAAGTTTGTTTTGTTTTATCTTGTGATTATATATCAACGCACCTTTTATATGCATGGGTGTTGACTTTTTAAATGTCGTTCCACTATCAAAGTATTTGGATAAACCTTTTACTGAACGAGGAAACGAAATCAGTTCTGGTTTTACTTTAAGAAACTCTTCTCTAAAATTAATTACAAACTTGTTTAATTCTTTTTCATCACTTGTCATTATAAGTTCAAGTGCATCTTTAATCTTTTGTCTACATATTGCAGGCGTTGATGACTTGACAGCTTCAATACCCATCATCTTCAACTTTGGTTCTTTGTATGATACACCTTCACTATCCCAGACATTTAGAATATATCTTTTCTTTGCAACCCAGATACCTTTGTCTGCAATCACTTCTCGTTTCATAAACATCTTATTTGAAAATGCATTTGTGTATTGTTTAAGTTCATCATACGATTTTGTAATGTATGGTTCAATAGATTCTGATGCAACCTTGTCTAGAAAGTTTATTGTTTTAGATAATGCATTATCACTTTTGATTGTTTTAGTAACAAGTTTATCTAGAGTCAAATAAACAGAATCAGTATCAGATGCAATCACATAATCTTCATCTGTTTTTAAAATATTGTTTAGATGTTTGTTAAGTCTGTTTTCAATCCAACGAATAGATAATTGACCACTCTTTGTAATACCCTCTGCAATCGCTTTGTCGTAATAACGAAAGTATTGATTACCTATTGCACCATAAGCAGAGTTCAAAGAAATCTTACGAGCCATCTGAATATTGTTATAACGACTTATCAGTTTTTTATACTTGTTATCTTTTGTGTTTTCAAATTCTTGTTGTGCAGATAACATTTTCTTTTTGTAAGTCACTCGTTCATTGTATAACTCTTCCATCATAGTTGGTAGGAAACCTTTTTTATCTGTTCTAAACAATGCACCATTTGGTGTCATAGTAGTCTTATCTGGTATGTTTAGTTTGATACCTTTTAACATATCGTCAACTGTAATATCTTGATGTTTACTTTTTAGTAATGTTTCTGGTGAAAGATTATACTGCATAATCAAATGTGGATATAGTGAATTCAAATCAAATGATACAACCCATTTGTGTAAACCAGTGATTGGTTCTTTTACATATGCACCCTCATACTGTTCGTCTTTACTATGTGATGACTTTTGTGGTATAACAATCTTTCTTTTTCTCAAGAAGTTATAGATTAGAATATCCCAATACTTAACTTGACCAAACACATCTGAATAGTTTACTTTACCCTCATAAGCCATAGTAAGTGCAAGGTCAATCAGACCCATCTTATCTTCTAGTTTATCAACGATTTCCACATCTTGAATATTATAGTCAATGAAAGATTGAAAGTCATTTTCATACCACTCTCTAAATGTTTCATATGGATTTTCATCTTTCTTTTCACCAAGTTCAACACTTGCGATATAATCTAACTTGTATGATTCTTGTCTGGTATAAGTAAACTTCTGATAGAGTTGTAGGTAATCATATTGTGATACACCCATAATATCATACATCAAATGATTTCTACCCATACTGTAAATTTGTTTAGAACTAACATTTTTCCAAGGCGATAGTTCTCGCATTTTATCTTCACCACAAACTTGTTTGATTCTATTTGCAAGATAAGGAATATCAAAGAAGTCTGTATTCCAACCAGTGATAACATCTGGATAGTTCTTTGTCCAGAAAGACATAAACTCCATAATCAAATCGTGTTCGTTAGGACAACGAATATAAGTTACATCTTCTCTCGTATTCTTGTAAGGTTGAATACCCCACACTATAATCTTTTTAGATTGTTGATTTTTTACTGTAATAGAAAGTAAAGGTTCTATTGCAGACTCTGGATTAGGAAAACCATTCTCACATTGAACCTCAATATCAATCGTCATAATTAATATTTTGTCAATGTTCCAATTTACCTTTTGTGGAAATGTATCTGAAATATATGTGTATGCAAATCTGTTTAGTCCGTGAACAAGATGAGGCTGACTTTCATATTTAAGAAGAAAGTCTTTTGCATCTTTTATACAATCAAATTGATATGGTGTTACAGACTTACCATCAAGAGTTTTCCAATCAGTTTGTTTCATTACTGGAACAAACAAAGTTGGTTTGTATTTCAATCTAAAATTAACTCTTTGGTTATTATCAACACCACGAACTAAAAGAAAATTACCCCACTGTACAACATTAGTATAAAAATCCATAATGTAATTATATCATCTTTTTAAAAATAATCAACCCTCAAGTTTTTCTTTTTCATCTGGAAAGTATTTGTTCATTGCATCAATTAAATCTTCATAATGTGCAACTTCTTTTAATTCTTTCTCTATTTCATTAATAATATCACCGTGTTCACCTATACCAACTGGATTTGAAAGTAACACCTCAACATTCGCAAGGTGTTTTTCAATATGTCCTTTAGCATGAAATAGAAATGCAGATTTTAATTTTTCTTTAATCGCTTTTTGGTTCATCAGTTTCCTCTTTCTTTTTTCCAATATTATATTTTGGTTCTAAAACCCAATCACCTTTTTCTTTAAAAGAGATAACTTTTATTTGTGATAATGGAGCTTTGGTTTCTGGTTCGTTCTCAAAACTAACTAGTCCCCAATCTTTCAAAAGACAGGCGATAGAATTTCTTCTTCCTATATCGTTCTCTGATATGTTGTGCTCTTTACCGTCAAGTGCAAATAGTTCTTTGAAGTGAACTATGTAATATTTGCCTTGTTTGTGTAGTATGTGACAAGATTGAAAGAGTTTCTTTTCTTTCCTAGATGATACTCCGATTCTAGAAAGTGTTTCTCTAACCTTTAGAAAATCATCTGGTTCTTTTAAAGAAACTTCCAACATCTTATCTGTGTTCCATAAAGTTTCGTTCATTTTTTCATTCCACCTTTATTCAGTTTACTTTTGATGAACTCTATTTGTTCATCGTTCAGTATGTCAAGAATTGATTTAGCTTTAGAGTTATTATATCCATAATATTCTTTCACATACTCAAGGTTTTTAGATTTACTTTCCTTTATCCAAGGCGCATATCTTTTCCTTGTTCTAATAGTATTTAGTAAAAAGTCATACTGCAACTTCTTATCTTTGTCTAAAACTGAACCATAACGATTCATTTCATTCACTAATAATATACAATCATTATGTGGTGCAAGACATTTATTTACGATAAAAGGACTATACTTTTTTTCATACATATCGTCTTCACCGTCCATAAGATTATTCTTATTGAAGTTTATAGAATTAAGATACTCTTTTAATTCATATGCCATTATTGTGGGCTCTGTGCAAGTATCTTTTGGTCTGCAAGTAAAGGCATAGTTTTTAGTTCTATCTCAAAGTTTGCAGATAAAGTTCTTCTTTCCCCCTCACCATAAAATGGTGATACAGAATGTTTTAACCAATTAGGAAACATTAATAGTTTACCAACTTCTGGTTTTACAAATGCTTCTTGAACTGGTTTTAATTGTTTAATATCACTAGTGCAATTCATACCCCAACTAAAAAATGTGAAACCATCAGTAGTACCAGATGCATTATTTAAATCTAGTTTAAGTCCACCAGTCTCATATTCTTTTGCACTACCAGATAGTTTTTCTATCTGTGGTGGTACTTTTAAATATAAAATGCAAGACATTCCAGTAGGTGTATTGACGCCGTGGTCGTGTAGTGGATTATAATCACCTTCATAACTATGCACTGTCCACATAGATACACAATCGCTTTTTGCATCTGCACAACCTAAAAATGATAGATAAGAGTGTGTAAAACCTTCAAGAAGTGCCTTCAAACCTTTTACTGGTTTATCTTCAAAGTTCATATCTAGTTGTGCAGACTTTTCATTTGATTTAATTTGTCCTACAAGTTCGTGTGAAAAACTTTTTGCACTTCCTCTTACACCATCAACATATTCATTGAATTCTTTTGTAATATAATCTGGTAAGAATACTTCCAACATATTTAATGCTGGTTTAGTAACCATAGACATCTTTATATCTTTTGCAAGACTATATGCCTCTTCTTTTGTATCAACCATAATAACTCCTATTTAAATTTACACTCACCCATCATCTGTGTTAGACAAGCAAGTAAATTAATTTCTTGGTCGGCAACAAATGCAGCCTTGTATTGATAATCTGCAATCAATAAAACTGCCGTTGCGATTGAACGACCATCTTCAAAATACTCATAAAGATTGTCATACATTTTTCTAAATATTCTAGCAGGGTCATTGTCTAAATTATTAACAACCCACTTTCTCATACTTGTAAAATCTTTTTCTCTCAAGAATGTGATTAAATCTCTCATATTCTTTTCGGATAGATTTACTAATATTCCACTATCAATTTGTCCAGAGGTAGAATATCTTTGTAATTCATTAAGACATCTTCTCCAATCTGGAAAGAACTTCATAATTAATTCTGCAACAACTCTTTCTTCAAACTTTACATTCTCTGTTGTGAGAACAGTTTTGATACTAGACATAAATTGTTTTGCAAGATTTGGTTTTTCAGTTTTAGGAATATTAAATTCAACAACACTACAACGACTATGTAAAGGTTCTATGATTCTATTCTTAAAATTACAAGTAAGAATAAATCCACAGTTCTTGTGGAACTCTTCTATCATACCACGAAGTGCTGGTTGTGTTGATTGTGCATTTAGATAATCTGCCTCATCAATAATGATAAACTTTCTACTACCTTCTAATGACATAGTAGATGCAAAGTTCTTCATCTTATTACGAAGTACATCAATACCAGATTCTTCAGAACCGTTAATCATAATATAATCATAACCTATTTGTTCTAACATTGCCTTTGCAACTGTTGTTTTACCAACACCAGGCCCTCCAGTTAGTAATAAATTAGGAATACCATTCTTAACAAACTCAGAAAAAGTTTTCTTTAGATTTTCTGGTAATACACAATCTTGTATAGTTTTAGGTCTATACTTCTCAACCCATAAAAAGGTGTTATTCATTTAACTCCCCTATGAATTGTATGTTGATTCTGGTTCTAATGCAATAAAATAAGATACATCTAAATTCTTATGTTGAAAATAAGAAATACCTTTAGATGAAACTTGAACTTTATAATCACCAGGCAATAGTTTTAGATTCTCTACTTTGAAATAGAATTCAAAAAATGCAGATGCACCACTACCGATTGTGATTGCAAAGTCATTTGATGCTTTGTTCTTTTTATCTTTTACTTTAAGTTGTATTGTACTATCTTTTTGACCAGTTAATACTAAATCAGTAACACCAAGTGTACCAGCTGCTGTAATAACTTTCTTTAAATTTTCTTCTGTAATATCTACTTCTACATCAATAGAAGGCATTTTAATTTCTTTATCAACTGTTACAATAACAGATGGGTCAGAATAATGATACTTACAACTTGAACTATTGTCTTCTTCTGCGATAGTCATATACTTGTCAGAGAAAGACAGAACTGGTTCTTTAAATAATGACATAGCTGCAAGATACTCATTTAGATTATAGATAGGAATCTCTTGTGAAAACTCATCTGGAACAGTTGCAGATGCAACAATGTTTTTCATTGCAGATACAGTTTTTAATTGATTACCTTGTTTTATTAAAATGTTTTGATTGATTTGAGAATAGTTTTTTAATATCTCTTTAGTCTGATTTGACAGTTTCATAATATAATTATCCTTATTGGAGCGGAAGGCTGGTATTGCACCAACTTTTCTAGTGGGGTACACTAGCGTTTCACTTTTCTACCTCTTCCGCTTTTATTTTAATTAGTTTGTTTAGATACCATTGAGCCTTTTGTAAATCTTGTAATCCGTTTTTGTGTTTGTATCTCCACAAATACTTCATACAGTTCCCAGCAAGATAAAATTCAAAACCGTCACCAAGTGCAGATTCAATTCCATCTATACACTCTATACCATTTTGATTATAATGTGGTGGGTGATTTACTAGGTCAACTTTTTTCATATAGTCATTATATATTAAAGGTGGGGTCGTGTCAACCCCACCGATAAATTTATTTTACTTCAATAGTTTGAGGTTTTTTGTGGTCAGGCACAATTCTTTCTAATGCAATGTATAACATTCCATTTTCCATTTTTGCACCTTTTACTTTCATCTCATCTGATAAAGTAAAACTTCTTTTGAAACTTCTATGAGAGATACCCTTATGTACCATAGTTGTATTCTCATCTATTTCTTCTTCTAGTTTTTTAGAAGAAACAGTTAAGTTTCCTTCCTTTAGTTCAATATCAATGTCTTTTTTGGAATAACCAGCCAAGGCCATCTCAATTTGATAGTTGTAGTCATCATTTTTGACTATGTTATATGGTGGGAATCCACCACTTGTTGTATGAAAGTCAGTATCAAAAAGTCTATCAAATAGACTATCAAAACCAACTGTGTACGGTGTTAACCTATTACGGTCTAATGTTGCTAAAGTATTCATATCTATCTCCTTCTTTAAGCAAGATTAATATTTGAGTCCCAAAAAGGCAACTCATAAAGTTGGGGTTTTTTGTTAGAGATAAACCCCATAACTCTATTTATTTATGACACTAGGGTAGGTATATTATATTGTGTCATTAAGGTGTCTTATGAACAGCACCTCATCTATATTTATATAATTATACACTACCACAGAGTCAATAATTTGTCAAGTCCCTAAGCAACTTCTGCCATTTGAAGTGCAGTATCAAGTGCTTTCAACTTAACTCTTCTGTTTCTACCATACCAAGCAGAAGTAAGTCTTCCGTCAGTAGTAGAACCTTGTTGGTGGTCAGTATTAAAAGTAACAGCATTAAATGCCTGCCACCAAGTACCTTTTGCATACTGATTACCAGGCTGAGTTTCAATAACCTCAAATGCTTTCTTAGCATTAACTGTTGTCGGAACAGATGGGTCTTTAATATCCTCATCTTTAATATTAGATGGATAAACTTTGTTAAGATACTCAACAAGTCTTTCAGTAGTATATCTTTTACTACCAAGAAACTCTGCCATAGTCTTGTAATTATCCATTTTTTCTCTTGCAATACCAAGTTGTTCTTTAACCATTTCTGGATTAAACTCTTTTCTGTGATTTACTTTTACCATAGAATCACTATCGGTACTCAAAGATAAAGTCAAAGTATTATTACAAACAACCCTAATAGGTGTCATTCTAATATCAATAGACTTACCAAACTGATGTGGATTTGAAAACAACATATAGTTTTCTACCTCATCACCTTTAAACAATTCAAAACTTTGTTTAACTTTTGCAAGAGCCCATACCATTTTACCGTCCATTAAAGAACCAGCAGTATGCATCTCTAAATCACCAGCTTCAACATATTCAGAAAAGAAATCAAATGCTTCTTTGTTTTGAACTGGATTCCAGTTTTGTCCTACACTTGGTGCAAGAACTTTGTTATCAGAACTTCTAATTAATGCAAATGAACCAGTCTTTTGTTGTCCAGACGGTGCATTTACATAAGTAGGTAGTTTTTCAACTGACCAATCAAGACCAGATTGTTTTAACATATCGTCAGTTGATAAATCGTGTGGAACTTTTGTTCCTAATCCGTGCCAAGGCACTTCACCAGCATATGCCATTGTTTCAACAGCTGCAACCATAATATACTCCTTTTTTAATTGTTATTATGTAATTTGTTATCATAACTATATTATACTTGTTTTTGAAACAATGTCAACCCCCTATATAATTTTTTTTGTTTTTTTCATTATCAATCCATTTTTTAGCAGTATCAAAATATTGTTTATTTAACTCAATACCAACAAATTTTCTATTTAAATTAATACAAGCAATAGCTGTTGAACCAGAACCCATACAATTATCCAAAACCACTTCATTTTCATTAGAGTATGTTTTTATAAAATATTCTATCATCTCTGTTGGTTTTTGTGTTGGGTGCCATTTTAGTGGATTATCATTATTAATAACTGGAAATTTTTGTACTGAGCGTGGATATCTATCTGTGGTAGTTCCATCATTACCAAGTTGTGTTGAAACATGATTATAGTTTCTTTTTTCAGATGGTTCTGGAATATTATATTTTGGTTTTACTGCACCAAAAGGTTTGTGACCTTTTGTTTTTTGTGGGTTATAAGTTGGTAATTTTCTATAAAAAATACAAATGTTTTCGTGAGATTTCATAAACATTTTCTTTGCATTGAGATGGCCCGTAGATTTATTCTTTTCCCATATCAATTCATATCTAAAATTTTTTAAGTTTGATACTATTAATTTAGAAGTAAATGGTTGTTGTGATGTTAATACTATTGCACCATTTTGTTTTACAACACGATTATATTGTTCCCAAAGTTTATCAAATGGTATAACATTATCCCACGAATTTTGAGTTGTTCCATAGGGTAAATCACAAAAAACCATGTCAACATAATCACTAGGTAATTTTTCCATAACCTTTAAACAATCATCATTATATAATTCAATATTCATATAACATTCTCATTTCAGATATTTCATTAACATCAATAGGTTGAAAGTCTTTTTTATTAATTTTATTGTCTATGACTTTAATATTGTAGTAAATATTAATTTCCTCAACTACTCCTTTATACTGTTCATATAATATATCAGATGTATTTATTCTATTCTTATAATTTTCTTCAACCAAATCAAAACCTCTTATAGAACCATCTTGTTTAAATAATGGAGCTTTTCTTGGAAATATACTAATAAATAAAACTTTTTCAATTTTTTTGTCATTACCATACATCAGTCTTGCAGCCTCACCAATCGTAGTATTTGCACTATTATAAATATTTTTACCTATATTAGAATTGTTACACTTACACAAGATAACAATATATTTTTTAGTAATTTTATTTATACCTAAAATATCTACTTTAAATTTACCACCATAAGCATCTGAAATATTTTTTTCAAAATACCAATCACATTTTTCAAAATATTTTGGATATTGTTTCTTAAATTCAGATAAAATAGAATCGTGTAATTCTTTTGTTCTATCTGCACTTCTAATATTAATAAATGTTTTCTTCAAAAATTCTTTTATTAAATTTTTCATTTAAATTTCATCACTAATTAACATACCTTATCATAATCACATTTTTATACTTTGTCAACCCCTTTTTATATTTTTTTGATATTTTATTTATGAATATACATTATATTTTTTATACAAAATAATATATAATCATATAGACCAAGCCATAGGAGATTTAAATGAATTTATTTACAATTACAATGTCAATATTTACGATATTAATGAGTATAGGAATGGGAATCAACTAAAAAAAAAGGGAACACGAAGTTCCCTTTTCTCTAAACTATGTAAGGTAAAAGTAAATACCCTACAATACCTATTGCAATCCACATATTTTACTCCATATGTACGACCACCCATTGCCCGAACTCTCTGCAAGCCATACCTACACGATTAGTTCCAGTAATAAACTTTTTACATCTTTTACTTTCTATATCGTGTATTTCTTCGGTTCTGTCAATATGTTGACCGACTTGACCACCAATGAATAGACCTAGTAGTCCACTAGCTGCAAGTGCATATGGGTCAGTTACATTTAACTGTTTTGCACCCACTACACCTAGAAATGCACCAACACCCTCAAATAATCCCTTTTTAGGTTGACTAAATGCAGTTGTTGATGTGAACAGAAAAATTAAGACAAT